AGCCCTTACAACAAATGCCAGCAATGCTAGGGCAACGTTACTAGCCAGAGGCGTTACAGTAACACTCAATGACTAGGAGAATATATGAATAATAGTGAATCAGAAAATAGTTGGAGATTAATTTATACAAATAATATGGTTTTAGATTTATTTGAAAGCGAAGGCATTACGTCTACTATATATAATTTATTTGTTTCAAAAAATAAACAAGACTGTTTAGATCAAATATCTTCTTTAAATCTGTATTATAATAATGAAAATAATAGCTAATACTAACAGTCCTAAAGTTTCAGTAACTAAAGCTTTTGATTTATTGTCTTTAGACGCTATAGGTTCTATCAGAGCTATTGATACCCAAGGTTCTGTTACTTATTCGACAATTCAAGACAGAATTTATGCTTCTTATCCGAGCATAACTTGTGTTCGTGACTATCAAATGAATCTTATTACCATAGGTCAAAAACAAAACTCAAATGAAAATGTTGTTTGGTCATCGAGCAACACATCCGTAGCAACGATCAACTCTAATGGTTATGTTTCGCACGTATCTGATGGAAACTCCAACATAACTGCTTCTATAGGTGGAAAAACATTATCTAAAAATCTAACATTCTTAGTAATTAATGCTGTAAATACGATATTTAGCGATTACGCCTCTTCTTCTTTAGCAAAATCTATTATTAGCACAATGGATTCAAGAATATCTGGTAAAGATCCGTCAACAAGCAAAAATATTTTTTCATTACAAAATCATGCTAATGGAATTTATACTCGGAATACACAATGCTGGGCACACGGCTTAGACTTGACTTGTTTTAGTCCGTGGAATTCATTAGGCGGACCACAAAGAGCCGGAACTCTTATAAGTCCTAGGCATATAATTTGCGCCGAACACTATCCTTTAGCTGTCGGCACCACCATTAGATTCGTTCGTTTAGATAATACTGTTGTTACCAAAACCATAACGGCCATAGGGGATATATATAATACAGACATACAAATAGCACTATTAGACTCTGATGTTGGACCAGGAATATCTTTTGCTCAAATTTTACCAGAAAATTGGTATAACTATTTACCTTCTTTATACTCTAATCAAAGTCTTAATATTAATCGTGACTTTGCATTGCCTGCGTTATGTTTAGACCAAGAAGAAAAAGCATTGAGACTCGACCTTGCTAGAATATCTTCTTCCCTCCGTAGTACCACTTATTATAAATCATTAAAACTTACAGATAGTGCATTTTATGAAGATATTATTGGTGGAGATAGTGGAAATCCAGCATTTTTAATAATTAATAATATATTAGTATTAACAAACACGTGGTATAATCCTGGATCAGGGCCTTTTGTTTCGTACTATAAATCGGAAATTAATAGTCTCATGTCTCAACTAGGAGGAAACTATCAGCTCACAGAGATTGATCTTAGTTCATTTTCAACATATTAATATTGGTGTAATAATAATTATGGAGAAATATAATGATTAAACCTGGTTATAGAACAAGTGAATTTTGGTTTACTTTAGTAAGTTTCATTTTTAGTGGAGCTTATTTATTTGGAGTATTAGATGACTTCAATCAAAAAGAAGATTTAATACAAGAAACAAGCAAAGGAGTAGAGGCAGTTATATTAATTATTGGTCAATTAACATTATTATTTAGATACATAAAAGGAAGAACAGATCTTAAAAAGACTTGGTGGGATACAGCAACTCCAGAAGAGAGAAAAACGGTCGTTAAAAGGAACTCTACTAAGTCTAAAGCTAAAAAGAAAGTTAAAAAACCAATTCAGCCCAAAGTTGAGTAGACAGTCTTGGTCGGTGTATTATAATATATAGGGCGTTTTTTCAAAAAGGATATTTTTATGGTAGAAACAGCTTCAATAGACTCAATAAAAATTAAAATGAACGAATTCATGACTCAGGTTAAAATCTCTTTAGGGGAGGTTAAGTCTGTTGCCATATCTCAAGCTTGGAAAATTCTGCAACTTGCTGTTGCTCAAACCGTACAAATATTAGAGCAGAATTCAGCTAATTTAGCTGGTCCAGATAAAAAAGCTATGGCTATGGACTATTTATCAAAATTTTATGATAGTGTTTTTACCATCATTGACGTTCCTATGATTCCAAACTTCATTCAACCAATTATTAGTAAATATGTAAAAGTATTTTTAATGGCACTAGTAAGTTCCAGTATTGATGCTATGGTCACCACATTCAGACAAGTTGGAGTCTTTAAAACACAACCATTAGTTTCACAATCTATCAAGTCCAACCCCAAAGTTAAAAGAGTGAGGAAAAAGAAATGAATTACACAGAAAGTTTTGAGCAATTTGCTAGCAGAGTAACACCAACAGATCTAGCCCTATATGCTGGGGCAGGAATTATCCTATGGATCCTATTCAAGGATAAACTAAGTCCAGTACAAAAATTCCTAGGAGACTTGGTTGGTGGATTAAAATCAAAACTTAACAATGGATCATCAGTTGTTCCTGTTGTTGTTCCAGACGTTGCTCCTGTTGCAGTAACTAAAGAGACAAAAGAGGACAACTTTTTCAAATTAGTAGTTTCTTGGAAACAAACTAGAGATTTAGCAGTTAAGAGCGGATGTGATGAGGCCGTTAAGGTTGCTGATCAAATGTTTCCATTCTTAAGCCCAACCGTTTGCTCAAAGGAAAAAAGTGTATGAATCCCAAACTTAAAACAGGACTTTTAATACTCGCTCTTGCATTATTAGGAATTGGTATACTAAAACCAGACTTTGGCTCCTTTAATAATCCAGTATCTCCTTCGGCCGTTATTGAATTGGACGTTAAGGAACCAGAATCAGTAGAACTCAAAGAAAAAGCAGATGCTGTGATTAAGGCGCTATCTGTTGACTCTGATCGTAAAACTGACGGTTTGAGATTAGCTTATTTATATAATGATATGGCAACTTTAGTAGGTCTTGATGGAGACAGTGAAGTTATTAAGAATACTGAAGAAATTAGACAAGCTAATAGACTAGCTGGTTTAATGTTAAGATTAGATATTAAGGGTAAGTATGAAGATCTACCAGAAGCTGCTCAGGCTTTAGTATTAACAGCAATTGGTGACGATAATGTTCTATTAAATAAAGACCTTAGAGATAAAGCTGTTGAGGGTTTCAAAGCTTTGTCCTGGGCCTGTTTACAAGGAAGCAAATAATGCCAAGACTTTCACCACAAGAGTTATATGATAATTATCGCAAAGGTTTTAGTGGATGTTTGTGGGAGCAGCACATATTTGATGAATTAATGCAAAATAGCAAATATCCATTATTTGGAGCTGCTAGCAAAAAAATTAAGAGTAGTGGTAAGGGCAAATTATCAACCCCATATAAGAGTGTGTTAAAGTTTGACAAAAGTCCTTATAATGAAAGACAAACTACTGGAGATTGTGTGAGTCATGGAACACGAAATGCTTGTGATGTTAGTCGAGCAGTAGAAATAGATGTTCATGGACAAAAAGAAGCTTGGATAGCAAGAGGAGCAACAGAAGCTATTTATGGTGCTCGTGGTCATGGTGGAGAAGGAATGAGTTGCTCTAGGGCTGCTGAGTTTGTTAGTAAGAATGGTGGCATACTACTAAGACAAAATTATAAGGGAGTAGCCGACTTTACTAAATATAATGGTAATCTAGGAGCCGGTTGGGGAGGAAGAGGATTACCAGATAAGGTTATTGATGCAGCTAATGACCATCAAATTAAAACAACCAGTTTAATAAAAACAGTAGAAGAAGCAAGAGACGCTTTAGCTAATGGTTATGGCTTAGCAGTATGTTCTAGTTATGGATTTTCTAATAAAAGAGACAAGAAGGGCATTGCAAATACTAGTGGAAGCTGGGCTCATTGCATGGCTTGGATAGCATGTGACGATACTGGTAGTGAGCCATTATTCTTAGTTCAAAATAGTTGGGGCAAATGGAATGATGGAGGTCATCCAGAATGGGGGCCTATACCAGACGGTAGTTTTTTAATACGAGCCGACGTAGCAGCAGGGATGCTTTCACAAAATGGAAGTTATGCGTTTAGTAATTTTGACGGATTCCCTGTACAAAAGCTACCATCTTACGGTTTCGAAGACTATCTATAATATAGTGGTCTAAAAGCTAACCTTAAGTTTGGTGTATTATATTTATACCTTTAGGGTTATATTATGAAACTTTTAGATAGAATCGCTTTAAATAATTTATTACGAATAATAAGAGAACTTATTATACGAATGGTTGACTTTTTTGAAAAGCAAAAAAAAACAGTCAAACCAGTACCAAAACCAAATCCCAATAGACCTCGCCCTTTGAAAAATATTATAGACCTGATACCTGTTCCATGGAGAACAAAAGATGAATAAAATACTATTACCAATTTTAGCAGTTGCTATGATATTTGGGTCATATGGATATCATGGGTCAACAACTTCTGCAGTAACTCTTGTGGGTGGTATTGTTAAAGCTCAACATACTGAAAGTGTGAAAAAATACAAAAGAAAAGACTGTTTAATATGCAAAGGTAAAGGATACTATATTAGTGGTGACGGTATCGAAAAAGTTAATTGTGGATATTGTATTCCTGATAAGGGTGAGACTCCAAAAAATCAATCACCAAGTACATATCCAAAAGTTATTGTTCATCCTCCGGTAACTGTTCAACAAAATTGCCCAAATGGCGTTTGTCCAATCCCTAAAAAATAAAGGTATAAAAATGGACGATAATCTTAGAGAAAAATTAAAGGCTATAGCAGAAAAAGTATTAAAACAAGCAAACGTACCAAATGATGAAAAATTTGGTAGTGTTATTGCTATACTGATGATGATTAGTATTATACTAACCGTAATTAGAGTATTACAAGAATGTAATAAAAATAAAACGCAAGGTATGACATCAGAAAATAAACAATCACTCTATGCTGAAAATATTAAATCTTATAGTAAAAAACGAGGTTGGTTTACTAGACTAAGAATAAAAAGAATTCTTAAAAGAGAACTCACCTCAGAAGAATATAATAAATACGGTATCAAATTAACAGAAGCATTGTTAGATATAGGAGAAACCCTCAAGGATGATGAAGTAGCAACTCTAATGGAGGCAGCAAATGTTTAGTATATTAATCTGGTGTGTATATGGTATTTTTGTTGGCGGCATAGCAAAAGCTATAGTCCCAGGGGAAGAAAATTTTGGTTTTGTAAAAACAGTAGCACTAGGAGTATGTGGCTCCTATATGGGTGGCGCACTATTATACTTACTGGGCAAGTATGAATCGGTGTCTCCTGCTGGATTGTTCATGGGGGTCGCCGGTGCTGTTTTAGCATTGGTGCTTTATAACAAACTACAACAAAAAACCTAAAGTAGCTATAGTCTTATATCTTTACCATATTGACTTATGGCCAGAGTTTAAAAATCTATTAATAAACCTAGATATAGACTATACTTTATATATCGGTTTGTGTAAGGACAATAATAATTCTTTCATTGTTGACGATTTAAAAAATCTTAATGGCAACAGTGTAAATATAAGTTATCATGATAATTATGGGGCTGATATAGCCCCTTTTCTTTCTCAATTATCTTCCATAACAGAACCTTTATTTATCAAACTACATTCCAAAAAAACTAGTTTGCCAAATTATGAATATATAAATTGGCGAGCAGTTCTTTTGCATGATTTTATTGGTGGTACAGATATAGTAAAGTCAAATATTTCTATATTTAAAGACAAATCTGTTGGTATGGTATGTAATGGGCCTCTAATGTTAGAAGAATTAGAAGGAACTAATGTAGAGAATATTAAGCAAGTATGTTCGCTATTGAATATCGACTACGGGTCTGTAAAAAACGGAGCTTTTCCAGCAGGGTCTATGTTCATGTCCAGAACAGATCTCTTCCAAACAATATTTAATAATCGGCTTGTTAAAAAGATAACTACAAAACTAAAAAATGAGCACGGAAAAGTAAACGATTGGACATCGGGCAAGTACTCTCATGCCATAGAGAGGATATTTGGGTATGCAATAAATAATAAAAAATTAAAAATACAATATACTCAATATCCTACTATTCAGATCAAAAACGATTTAGCCACAAACGGATATCTAAAATTAATAAGAATGTATAATAACGAATGCTATATCCTAGAAGACATACATACTTACGGAAAAATATTAGAAAACAATACCCAAATTGCAATACAATGGTATAATTTACCAACTAAACCACAAATTTATTCCCATATCACAAATGACACAATTATAAATATAACCTCGTCTTTAGATAACCTAAAAGATTTTGATGAAAAGTTTTATATATCAGAATATCCAGATGTAATAACGTATGATCAGTATTCAAAAACGTCTGTTAGGCAAAGGATGCTGGATCATTATATGAGATATGGTAAAAACGAAGGACGATGTAAAAACCACCCACACCTGTCCAATATTTTAATAGACGAGTCAAATGATATAATTAAAAACATTAAAAATAAAAATATATTATGTCCATGTAATAGTTTAGAGTGCATATGTTTGCTTACTACTTCAAAAGAAATACAAAAAAAAACATACGACAAATTTATAAGACATTTATGTAGCATGACCCAGTTAAGTAAACATGCTAAAAAACTGCATTTTAAAATTATTCTCAATAACGATCAGCACATTCCTAAGATTAACAATTTAAAAAAAATCTTTAAAACCGTGGAGATTGTTAATTTAAACTTATCTCCAGATGATGATATTTATCTTCCTCGTTTACCTTACAATAAAACTATGCCAGTCCACGGCTTAAAATCTGGCCCCAACTTATGTTTTTTTAAAACTATTCAGCATTGTGCAAATTATAACACAACACTACTATTAGAAACAGACTGTGTATTAGGAGTCGATTGGATAGAAAAAATTATGAATTACACACGATATACTAATGGATTTTTAATCTCTGGGGCAGTGTATGATGGTGAATCTGACCATAAAAGCAGCTCTGTTATGGCTACCCATATTAATGGAGGCACAGGAATTTATGCTACCGGGAACAAAATACTACAATCTCTTATAAAAACCCTAGAAGAACTCATGAAAGAAGAAGTATCAAAAGATATGATAGGCTTAGCCTATGATTATGCCCTGAAAGCTATGATAGACAATAATAACGACAGAAAAGAGGTATCTCCACAAATTAAAAAAATATGGAGATTTATTAAACGAAACTATTTACCAAATAAATTAATTATTAATTGCAGCACCATCAATGACAATCAACTAAGCAAAACGTATCTTAAAAAGATACATAATTATGCTATATTACATAAAAAATAAAAACAATATGATACAAAATAATAAAAGTATAAATAATTTTGATGAAAATTTTTACTTAACAAATTATCCTGTAGTCTCTGAGTACATGGCAGAAATCAATTCTTTGTCTCTAAAAGAAAAATTATATAATCATTATATTAATTATGGTGCAAAATTAGGCTGCTATGCTAATGAGTATGATGCTGCAAATTTATCTCCAGACTACAAAATAATATCAGATTTAACAATTACAACAGACAATTGTTCAATATTACTGGAGACACCCAAGGCTCAGTGGCAATATCCCGCAAATACCGAAAAGCACTATTTTAATAACCACAATAATTCATTATTAAAATCAACAGATAATTGGTACATAGGTTTCCCATGGGCATCATTAATTAATTCTAATATGTCATTCGATATTAATGTTATACAAGAATTAAAAACTTTTTTATCAAAACTAAATGGAAGAAAACACACAGTATGTCAGCATATTTGGTGGAAAAGGTTGGCTTATCTGTGGGAGGCAATAGGACTGACAGACGTTCACCTGTCTCATTATGAAAAAAATATTTATAACACCAATAATTTAACGTTCCATTCGTGGCCAATAACATCTGCTAATCTAGAAAACTCAGGCAGATCGACTGGTTTGAATTTTAAGTATTATGATAATAAAAAATATTTAGCCTCTTTTATTGGTTCATATGAAAATTATAATTATAGAAATGACACTCGTTTAAAGTTACAACAAGTATTCTCTAATATTGATAAAATATATTTTAAGCTATATGATGTGGTAAATCGAAATCAAATAAATAAAGAGATACTAGATACAAAAATTATAGATGACTTTGATCAAAAAACTATACAATACAATGAAGTATTGAGTGATTCCGTTTTCTCTCTGTGTCCAGAAGGATCTGGACCAAATACAATTAGACTATGGGAAAGTATGTCTGTGGGAACTATCCCAGTAATATATTCTGATGATTGGATCCCACCCACCCAGTATCAAGCTGCTTTAGAAAAATGCTGTGTCTTTATATCAAGAACAGAAATAGATAAAACAATCAAGATTTTATCGTCATACGATAAGTCTGTAATACAAAATATGCAAATTGATTGTATAAATACCTATAAAGACATTAAAAATATGACTTGTTTTTAATATGATTGATTATTTTATAATTGGACACAATTCAGAATGTTTTAATGCTCATAATTTAGAGTCGGCTAAATATTTATTAGTTGGGCCTCAAACTTCTGCAAATACCAAACATATAGACTGCAAAGCCTTGAAGAATAACTTGGAAGATTATCCCTTCTTATGTTCATATACTGCTTGGTTTGCTATTGCAAAAAATAATTTATTCAATAATCCTTTTGTTTCTATGATAGAATATGATACTAAAATTAGTAGCAAATTTCATAGTGTTAATTTAGAAATAATTAGCAATCAAAAACAAGATAATAATTTCGTTATAGCATATAGTAAAACATTAACAGATCACTATGTTTTTTATAAAAGTACTCCATGGTTAGAACTAACTCTAAAAAAAATCTACAACATAGACTTGCGAGCATTCGTAGAAAGCAACAAACAGAAACATCCTTTTTGGCCCACTACAACCAATATTACAGCACCACAAAGCATATTATTAAAGTTCGTTGAATGGTTTGATCCCATATCAAAATACATTCGTTCTGAGCCGTTGGGATCTTATGTTCATGAGCGTGCTTTTTTTGTGTTTTGTGTTATTAATAATATCGATATAGTTTATCCAAAATATAATGTTCTTCAACATCAACAGTTATGTTCTCATAATAATAATGATATTTATGGTCAGTTTTTAAAACAAAAAAATACAGACATACTAACAGAAGATATGGCATTAGAGTATGATTATTTTTACAAAAAACAATACAATCTGTTAAGAAAGACTAATCAATGAATATATATACTTATTATGAAGATGTAAACTTTGAATTACAACACAATCTTTTAGAGTTATGGACAACAAGTTGGAAAAGACATGGCTTCGATCCTATCATTCTATCTAGAGAAGATGCCAAAAAATCCCCCTTATACAATGAATACTATGATTTTGTTCAAAGCGTTCATGAACTTAGTGTTGGTAAGCAATTGCCAGAAGGCGAATACTGCCTTGCGGCACAGTTAGAAATAGTGGCTTTTCATACTATATCTGATCCATCATATATTTCTGATTATGATATGATTAACAACGGATTTAAATTAGGAGAAACGGTAGAAGGCCTAGTACACTGGAGAAATGACGCTTGTTCTTGTTTCGCTTCTGGCGATTGTGATGGTTGGGAAAAATATATTCAATTTTTATTTAATCACAAACAAATCGTCATAGATCACTGCAAAAAAATAAATTATGAAACAAATAGGATGCATTTTCATGATCAAGATTTTTTAGTTGCAGTAAGAGAATTAGGATTAAAAAATAATATATATAAGATGTATCGTAACTTAGAAATAGCTGGAGCAGAATATGATCCAGACGGAGAGAATTTATGCAAAATAATACATTTACCACATGATAATATGATACGTATAAAAAAAACATATCCAGAGTATGCTGACTACTCTCAGGACGAACTAAGAATTCTTTTTGCTAACAAAATTATTAACCGCAAACACTAGGTTATTATTAATGTATAATAGTCAAAATGGAATATGTGTGATTCACGACTGTGGATTCTTTTCTTGTTTTAGCCAAAGACTTGGACAAATTATAAAATACGCTAACCTAAATAGAGAATTCCCACCTTATATTGATAGTTCCAAACAATTTAGTATATTTAAATCAAACAATAGCTTTTTAGATATTTCTTATGAATTTTTAAATATAAATTTGTTGATTCCTAAATATACAAATGTTGTTAATTTTACAGATCAGTTTACAGACTATAAAAAACTAAATTTTGATTTATTAAATCCTATCATTACCACATATTTTCAACCCAGTAAACACGTTGTAAATACTATAAAATATTTTGAAAAACAATATAATCTAAACTATGAAAATACCTGTGCTATTTTTTATAGAGGAAACGATAAACATTATGAATGCACCATAGCCAACTATGAGGATTACATCAAACAAGCACTAAAGGTACAATCTGATAATCCAAATATTAACTTTTTTATTCAAACAGACGATTCATTATTTATTAAATTTTGTATTGATAATCTTAAAAATATTTTTTATATTAGAGAAATACCAACTATACATGACTCGTCATCTGCTGTTGTATATACTTTACCGACAGAACAAAGAATAGAGCATGGAGTAAAATTTCTTGCAGCAACGAATATAGTGGCTAAATGCAAGTTTTTAATTACTCATTCTGGAAATTGTGGATATTGGGCTTCTTTATATAGGGGCAAATCTGATGGTATAATACAATGTTTTACTGATGAAACTAAACAACCAACGAAATGGATTTAACAATGAATACAGATATTATTATACATTGTAGTGGTGGCTTGGGCAACAGACTAACTACTCTATACTCTACTTATGCCCTAACATTAAAGTACGGATTTAAATTTAAATATTTTTGGGATTCTGATTTTGGATATGAATGGAAATTTAATAGTTTATTTGACTATGATTTACCTTTGATTGAAAAAACATCAAATTCTAATATTGTAAGAAATAAATTATTTAATGAGAGTGATCGTACACATAAAAAATCTGAAATTTTAACTGTTCAAGATTTACACAGTAAAATTTTATGGCTATCTCCTGGCCATCCAAGGATAGAAAATGATTTAACTTATACTACCAGTAGTTATAAAAATGTTTTTGAACATATATCGATATCTTCTAAATTATTAAATAAAATCAATAATATACATATACCTAAAAATACTATTGGTATACATATCCGTGGTGGAGATATAAAAAATCCTCAGAATCTTGATCCAAATGATAAAAGAAGATATGTTTTTCCAACAAATATATTTACTATAATCGATAATAGTAATAATTCTTTTTTTATTAGTTGTGAAGATAGCGAGGATCAGATGCTATTCAAAAATAGATATTCAAATAATAAAATTATATATTTAGAAAACTGTACTTATGACCGAATCAGTGAACTTGGACTACAAGATGCTTTCATTAATCTAATATTATTATCAAAGTGCTCGATGATTATTGGAAATATGGGAAGTACTTTTTCAGGGGTGGCTAGGATGATAGGAGAGATTGATTTTAAAGATTGTACCAATGAAGGATAAATTTCTCTTGACTCAAGTCTATGTTTCTGGTACTATACAACATACAACCAATCAGCGAATTATTACAATTATGAGACCGTCGTGGACAGATTATTTTTTAGGCTTGGCAAAAGTTGTTTCTCAACGAAGTCATGATCTGCAAACTCAACACGGGTGCATAATTACAGATAACAATAATCGTATTTTGGGTGTTGGATATAATGGATTTGCTAGAGGATTAGATGATTCATTATTACCAAATACCAGACCCGAAAAGTATCCGTGGATGATTCATGCTGAAAGAAATGCTTTATCTAATTGTGTGGTTAGGCCAGATAATGGAATAGCATATGTTACCGGCCAATGCTGTAATGATTGTATTATGGCCTTATGGCAAGAAGGAGTAACCAAGGTTTTTATGGCCGACGATCATGGAACAAAATTATTTGATCAAGATGCAAAAAAAAGATTTGATACATTTGTAAATATGAGTGGTATAGAAATTTCTTACATAAAACCAAATCTTTCTTGGCTCAAGGATTTGAGTGGTGTATTATGAGTTTAATAATATATTATATATCGTGCGGTATATATTTTTACCATCAGGTGTTTAATGGTAATTCAGATATCACAAATTTTTCTTTCCAAACCGCAATCATCATAGGCATAATTGCCATTTTAAATAGGAGATAATATGTCGGCCCTTCAAGAACTTCAGAATTATACGTTTGTTAGTAAATATGCTCGTTGGATAGAAGACAAGAATCGCAGAGAAACATGGAAGGAAGCTGTTGATCGTGTAAAAAACATGATGCATACCCAGTATCCGGAAGTAAAAGAAGATATTGATTGGGCATATGATATGATGTATAAGAAGAAGGTTCTAGGTAGCCAAAGAGCACTCCAATTTGGTGGGGAGCCAATTCTAAAAAGACATGCTAAAATATATAATTGCACAAGTTCGTATTGTGACAGACTACGATTCTTCCAAGAGTGTTTTTGGTTGTTGCTTTGCGGCAGCGGCACAGGATTCAGTGTTCAAAAACATCACGTTGCAAAACTACCAACACTAGAACATGATATTCCAGATAATAATGAAGGTATCAAATACGTAATCGAAGACAGTATTGAAGGTTGGGCAGATGCTTTAGGTGTTCTTCTTAGCTCATACTTTAGTAAGCCAATCGAAGAATTCAAGATGTACAAAAATACTTATGTTGTTTTTGACTATTCGAATATTAGACCCAAAGGGTCATCACTAGCCAGCGGAGTTGGTAAGGCCCCAGGATTTGAGCCACTACAAAACGGTCTAGAAAAAATTAGAACCTTACTAGATCGTTGTATTTCTAATAACCAAAAGAAACTACGACCAATTGACGCTTATGATATTGTTATGCATAGCAGTGATGCTGTATTGAGCGGCGGAGTTAGACGTTCTGCTAGTCTTGCTTTATTTAGCCATGATGATGAAGAAATGGCAAAAGCTAAAACAGGCAATTGGTACATTGATAATCCTCAAAGAGCACGAAGTAATAATTCCGCATTGTTGTTGAAAGACGATACAACACTTGAGGAATTTCAAACTCTTATGAATAGTGTTAAAGAATTTGGAGAACCTGGATTTATTTGGAGCGACTCAACAGAAATGACATTCAATCCTTGCGTAGAAGTTGGTATGTGGCCAGTCGATGAAGAGACAGGCAAAAGCGGATGGCAGGGATGCAATCTGTCTACTATCAATTGTTCGTCTATTGAAGACGAAGATGATTTTTATGAAAGATGCAAGGCTGCTGCTATTATAGGAACTCTACAAGCAGGATTCACTAAACTAGACTATCTTGGAGAGATCACTTGCAGAATCTTTGAAAGAGAGGCCCTACTTGGAGTTTCCTTAACTGGAACAATGGAAAAGCATGATCTTATTCTTTCAGAAAAGGTTCTTCGTGCTGGAGCTAAAATTGCAGTTGAAACAAATAAAGATCTTTCCAAGAAGATAAAAATTAACCAAGCAGCAAGAGTAACGTGCTTAAAACCAGAAGGAACAAGTTCTAGTATGCTTGGAACAAGCTCTGGTATTCATCCGCATCACGCTAAACGCTATATAAGACACGTACAGGCCAATATTTTAGAAGCACCGTACCAGCACTTCAAAAAACTAAACCCGCAAGCCTGTGAAAAGTCTAGTTGGTCAGCAAATAATACGGATGAGGTAATTAAGTTTCCAATAGAGGTTCCAGATGGAGCCAAATTAAAGAACCAATTACCAGCAGTAGAAATGTTATCTATTGTTAAAGATACTCAAAAAAACTGGGTTCAAAGTGGAAAAAATAGATCATTATGCACTCAAGAATATCTAAGTCATAATGTTAGTAATACCGTAACTGTGAAACCAGACGAATGGGACGATGTTACTAAATACATCTATGATAACCGTAAATACTTTGCTGGTATAAGTTTAATTCCACAGAGCGGAGATAAAGATTATACCCAAGCCCCATTCACAACAGTTTATACTAGTCGTGAAATAGTTAAAGAATATGGAGATGCTGCATTATGGTGCTCTGGACTAATCCAATTAGGCCTGAATGCTTTTAATAATAATCTATGGGCGGCTTGTGATTATGTTAGTATGAACCAAGCAAAAGAAAATGATAGTCAAGATAAATTATTATTTATTACTAAAATGAAAAATTTTGCTGGTAAATATTTTGATAGTGACCTTAAGAGATTAACATATTGTATGAAAGATGTTTATAATTGGAAAATCTATTGCGATCTATATAATGGATTTAAAAAAGTAGACTATACACAACTTCTGGAAAATGAAGATAATACTGTGGGGATTGAGGAAATAAGTTGTGCTGGTGGGGCTTGTTTACTATAGAACAATATTACTCGTTATTCTTATAAAGGTGTATTATTAAGCACAGTATTTTAATACTCCTTATATAAGAAAAGGGCACACATTGAGAAAAGCTAATAAAAACTCAAAGAAAAAAGCTAAGGTTATTGATGCGACAAATAGTTTGGAACCCAAAGGAGCTGCTTATAGAAATCGATTAAAACCAAGAACCGAAAATCAAAAAGAATACATAAGGACTGTTGCAGAAAATACTATAACGTTTTGTCAGGGCTTAGCTGGTAGTGGTAAAACACACATCGCTATCGGTATGGCTCTTGAATATCTTTTAGACGAAAAAGTAAAAAAGATTATTATCACAAGACCAATATTAGAGGCTGGAGAAAAAATGGGATATCTCCCAGGATCAGCAGAAGAAAAATTACATCCTTATCTATTGCCAATACTAGATGAAATTGGACATTTCATAAGTTCAGCACATTATGCTTCACTAAGACTTAACAACAAAGTTGAAGTTGTACCATTGGGACTCATGAGAGGTCGTAATTTTCATAATGCTTTTATTGTTGCTGACGAGTGCCAGAATGCATCGTATGAACAATTAAAAATGTTAATAACAAGAACAGGACAATCTAGTAAAATGGTTTTAACTGGTGACGTTGCTCAGTCTGACTTAAGCAGACATTTACAAGGTGGTTTTAGCGATATGATATCAGCCCTTAATGGAGTTGAAGGTATAGGTTATTCTAAATTAGAAGCCTCAGATATTGTAAGAAATCCAATTATCTCTAAAATCTTATATAGACTTGATGATTATGAGCAGCAAAGCCGAAAATAGTAAATGCTTGTTGTTAAATGCAGACTATGCCCCTCTAAGAATAATATCTTGGCAGAGGGCTATAGTTTGGTCTATTAGATACGAAGACAACAAAAGTTATGGTATTGAAATATTATCATATTATAAAGATAAATATATCCAAGGATCTGCTGGCAAACAATATCCAGTTCCAGCAGTAGCTAAAACTCTTAGATATTTTAATCTCTATAATAGAAAGATTAATTTTTCTAGACATAATTTATTTATTAGAGATAATCATACATGCCAATATTGTGGTATGCAATTGTGTTCTACTCAATTAACTTATGATCATATCATTCCCAAATGTCGATTTAATGAAAACAAAAGATTATCAACAAATTGGAATAATATAGTAACAGCCTGTAGACCATGTAATCATAAAAAAGGAAACAGGACTCCAAAAGAAGCGGGAATGAAATTAATAAATTCGCCAATAGAACCCAATTACTCGTTGGAGTACTTGCCTTGGTTTCAAGAAATCTCTACTATAAGCGATGGACCTTCTTACGAACTATGGAAACCCTTTATTGTCAATAAATATGTCTAATTTTATTTTTAATTCCAAGCCTATCGAAGATATTGAAATGTTTTATTGTCTTAGTGGAAAAGAAGACTTTGTAGACAGCGAAGGTAATGCTAGGCTGAATTCATTGGAATCAGAAAATGTGGCTGCCAAATGCAGACAAAACAAAAAGCCAAAAAGCTTTAATAATAATCAGTATCAATATAGTTACTATATTAGAACCACTCCAAACTCTACTCTATTTAATCCAATAGAATTATTATCTCCAATTAAAAATAAACGACAATTTGATTTTATAGACGGCGTTTGTAAAAACAAATGGATGTTTAAAGAGGTATCAAAAATAACATTTGATAAATATATAAAATTTCTCAATACCAAAAATATATCTTGGTTAAAGGATGCTGAGAGAGACTTGAAGTAATATGCCAACTTACTCGTATGCGTGTGACAAATGCTCAAATCATTTTGAGTTATTTTATTATATTAAAGACTATATCGATAATCCAAAATGCGCCAAGTGCGGATCAAGCCGAACATACAGAGAATATATAAAAGACGTATCTACACAAAGTTCTTCTGTTAGAAAGTCTGATACTGAATTAAAAACTATTGGTGATTTAGCTAATAGAAACAGAGACAAAATGACGGATGATCAAAAAATAGAACTTTATAATAAGCATAATGCATATAAAGAGGAACAGCCCAAAACGGAACTTCCCAAAGGCATGAAAAGACTCAAAAAACAACCAAAAATTAAATGGACAGACAAATGACCGACAAGCCAGAAATAAACGAACAAGATAAACAAAAAATACTAGACGCTATAGAAGCACTAAGAAAACAACATGATAGTGCCTCTTTGGCTCATAATATATCAATGTCATCAGACAAGCTGATTGAGTGTAAGCATGAAATAGTGATTCAGGTAGTGGCAAAAATTCTTGAAGAAGATAATCTAGGCACGACCATAGGGGCCAAAGAGATATGTCAAAAGAATTATCACATACCTGTTCCTGCTAACAGAGACTATAATGAATATACAAAGGGATTCTTTGAATTTCTAGAAAACTGTATGTCAACATCTATAAATAATTTAGAAGAGGATAATAATGGATAATTTTATATTTAATCCAACTGAAAAAACCCAGGATTCTATGTCTTTCGAATACTACGGAGTATCTGGTGCAGAAGATTACTTGGATGCTGATGGTATGCCGAGAATGGCACAAGATAGTCCTAAGGTTTTTGCTAAAAAAATAATACGATCAAACACCACAACACAGTACTGCATTAAGCTTTCAAATAATAATAAACTATTTAATCCTATGGACTATGGTTTAGACGAAAGATCATACAGTATAGTAGACAATGTATGTAGGCCGTCTGATAAATTTAAAATAGTAAATCAAGCCGTTTTCAATATGTATATTAATTTTTTAAGTTCCAAGAACGCTTCTTGGTTAACAAAAGCCGAAAGAGAGTTAATCTAATGTCTAAACTGAATAAAACACAAAAGTATGCAATACAATGGCTAAGTCATACAGGGTCTGATTCTGATGCAATAGCCAAGGAATTAAATGTTACGTCAACTCAGGTTCTGTCGGTGATAGGGACTCCATCATCTAAAACAGAAACAACAGCTAGGCCACAAGCTAAGGATTTAATGATTACTCATACGTCTGGAAAGAAAAGTAATTCTGTTTCTATAATGACAAAAGAAGCATCAGAGATTGGGGACGCTTCAAGAAACAGACACAATAATACTAAGACTAATGAGCAAAAAGGAATTTTTAGACCAAAGAAATAAAATGTATCCATCTAGATACTCGAACGGCAAGACTGTATCAGCAGCACAGTATATTACAGAGCTAATCTGTGAGCACAAAGCAAGGATAGAGAAGTTAGATCTTCATTATAGATTTTGGACCAATAAAGAATGGTCAAAATATTATCGTGATCAAATAGCTACGGCAAATAAATTATTAAAAAAATATACTCCAAAAGCTATTGTTAGAGCACTAAATGACAAAAAAACAGAAAAAATCTATTCTTTGCGAGCCCCGCATCTTATTGCTATTATAGAACATCATGAGATGTTAGCTCAGTCTGAAAATAAAAATATGAAAGATACCATAGACAGATCTGATGATAAAAAATTCAGACAACCCATTAAGAACAAAAACAATATTTTATCCAAGTTAAAGGAAATGGAAGATGGCGACAACTCTTAAAGAAGATGTGATGAAAAATTTTGGTGATGAAATCATACTATCCGGCAATGCCCTAGTAGACAAAAAGGTATTAACAATACCAGTTAGTCCAGCACTAGATATTGCTCTAAATGGAGGAATACCAGAAGGAAGTTTCGTTGTATTAACAGGACAACCAAAGTGTGGAAAAACAACAACATCGCTAGCCTTCTCTGCAACCGCACAACAAAAGCAATATGCTCATGGATCATTTAAAGAAGGTCGCCAAGTGTACTACCTAAATATAGAGGGTAGATTAAAAAAGAGAGACCTAGAAGGAATACCAGGACTAGATCTGGCTAGATTTCATATTATAGGTAGTCAGCAAGGAAAAATATTACACGGTGAAGAATATTTGCAAATTGGAGAAAGAATTATAAATGAGGTTCCAGGATGTGTCTTAATTATAGACTCATATTCTGCTTTGTGTACTGAAGCAGAAATTACTAGTGATATGGATAAGATGCAAAGAGCAGATGGCGCCAAGCTATTAGCAAAATTTTGCCGCAAGGTGGCCAATGTTATTCCTGTTAATCGCAATATAGTTATAGGCATTACTCACTTAATGGGCAATCCTACCGGATATGGTGCAGAATTCAAAGAAAAAAGCGGTCAAGCTATTGCTTATCAAACAGACATTAAGCTCAGGGCTAAAACATTTAAACCGTGGATCGTTGGAACCGATAATACTCAAATAGGGCAGGAGATCGAATGGCAGGTGGTCTGCTCGGCACTTGGGCCTCCTGGTGCAGTCACAACCAGCTTTGTTAGATATGGTCAGGGAATTGATAAGTATACAGAACTGATTAATTTAGCGTCTGATGTTGGAATAATTAATAAGGGAGGAGCTTGGTATACCATCACAGTAATGGATGATAAACCAAAGTTTCAAGGAACTGAAAAGGTAAGAAACTTCCTTCTGGAAAATAAAGAAGCCTATGAATCTGTTGAGAAATCGGTCAAAGAGGTTTTAGGTATCAAATAAATGATCGTTAAAGACCTGAATGGAAATATGGTTAACTGGAACTTAACGGGCCACATAGCAAAAGGTAGAGTTAAAGAAAAATCTTCTTTTCATTTGGCCGCTAGGAAAATATTAACACAGATATTCCCAACTCTGCAAATACTAGAAGAAGTTCCTATACCTCTAAGAAAATCAGAAACTCTATATTTAGACTTTTACCTTCCTCTAATAAAAAGAGCAATAGAAGTTCATGGTGAACAGCATTATAAATTCACGCCCTTTTACCACTCGAATAGGATCAATTTTTTAAAAGCACAAAAAAAAGATAATGAAAAAAGAGAATGGTGCGAAACAAATGGGATAAGTCACATTGTATTACCTCATTTTGAAAACACAGACAAATGGAAAGCATTAATAATATATGATAACCAGAACAGCTAAAGAAGATTTACAGCATTGGGATAATATTCTAGATGAGTATGAGTCATCAATAGCTCTTCCTAAATATTCTCCTCAATATGGTGTGTCGGAAACTGAGATTAACCAGTATCTAACAATGACTCGTGACGAGATAGAAAAAATATCACCAGAGGACTGTGCTCAAATATCATATAGATTAGCACAATTCTCGTTTCATGTTCAGAGAACTATTAATAGAGAAATCGCACGATGTAATTGGTCAGAAGAGTCAATTAAAGACGCTATTGCTGACGAGATAAATAACTATAAAGGCTATGGTTTTGTTGAAAAGTCTTTACAAGCAATAAAACATAATGACAAAGCATCTGCGCTAAATAGCATAAAGAAATATGCTAAACAGAGAATTGACAGATTATCATATATTGCTAATAGTATAAAAAATTTATCTGACATTATGATGGCTATACAAAAAACTAAGGTGCAACATGGATCCAAATGAACTATTAAAAGACCCAGAACAAATCAAAGCATTGATCTCTCTTTTACAGGGTTTGGTTGATCAATCAAGCCCAAAGCCAGATGAAGAAGAAGAACCCGAAAACAATAGGGTGGCACCATCAAAACCTGGGTCTACTATAAAAACGAAGGGCCGTCAAAAAGCCGGCGCCAACAATACTATCAAATCAAAAAAACTACAGTCCAAAAATACAAATCAATTTGAAAAAATGGCTGAGTTTAGAATGCATAAGGATGATTGTGCAATAGATAAAAAACTATGTTCAAATCCACCTGTTGCAAGAATGCGAGATTTTGAGTTTATTGATGTTGTTTGTCGCGTTTGTGGAAAAAAAGAATCAATAGCTCCTGCGTTATTGTTCGATGTTCCTTCAAGATATAAATGTAATAATTGTTCAACCCAATCTGGTTAAAATATGATTTTGTGTGATCCCTCGGCCGAAAGAGCCATACTTAGTGGTATATTAAAATATGGTGAAGATGCTTATTTGGATATAGCCGATATCCTTCAAGAATCATCTTTTACCATAGATAGCAATCAGGTAATCTTTAAATGTCTCAAAAACATTTGTGATAAAGAACCTAAGCCATCAATAGATCTTGCTTCTGTCTATTCTTCTTCAGAAGAACTAGGCTTGTCTAATATATTGTCCAAAAAAGAAGAAGCTCAACATCTTAAAGCGATATTCGACTTCCCCGTTAATTTGGAGAATGTTAGAAAATTTGCTACAAAGGTTAAAAAACTAGAGATAGCCAGATTACTCCACAAAGAAATGGATCAGGTGCAGGATAGACTACTTGATGTTAATGGTAGTGAATCATTGTCCTCCATTATCGGAATAGCAGAAGAAGTAATATTTAATTTTACTTCAAAAATATCCAACGATGGAGAATCCGCTCCCGCTCCAATATCTTCTAATATAGATGATTACATGGAGTTTTTACAGTCAAATAAAGTTGATCAAATAGGAATACCTACAGGATTTCCAGTATACGACAAAGCCATTGGCGGAGGCTTAAGAAGAGGCACGGTGAATGTAATAGCAGCACGACCAAAAGTGGGAAAAACCCTCTTATCTGACAATATGGGCTATTATATAGCTAGCAAGCTCCAGATACCTGTGCTTAATATGGATACCGAAATGACCAAGGAAGACCATATTCACAGAATACTTGCTATGTCTTCAGAAATAGAACTATCAAAAATTGAGACCGGTAAGTTTTCTGATACTCCAAGTTCGTTATCAAAAATTAAATCATCAATAGAAGAATTGAAAGCAAGTAAGTTATTTCATAAAAGTATTGCAGGAAAAGCATTTGATGAACAACTTTCAATAATGAGACGATGGCTTATCAAAGAAGTCGGATTAAATGACGATGGAACAGCAAAGGACTGTGTTATATTTTATGACTATCTAAAGCTTATGGACAGTGCTGGTATAAGTCAAGATATGAAAGAATATCAGGTTCTTGGTTTTATGATGACGGCGTTACATAATTTTGCTATACAGTATAAGGTTCCTATCTTAGCGTTTATTCAGTTAAATAGGGATGGCATAACTAAAGAAAGTACTGA